TGCTCCATCTGACCCTTCTGCTGCAACTCGGCTTGCTTGCCTTGCTGCTCGCCGTCTGGGCCTTGCTGCATCGCGGCCTGCTGCAACTGCTGCAACGTGGCGTCAATCTGGCCCTCAATCGGTCGTGCGGCCTTAAACGCCTGCATACCAAAGCGCAGCAACTCCATCATCATCGGCACCATCTGCGGCGAGGCTTGGCCGACCGGCAGGGCTTGCGCGAGGAAGCCACCAAACGCTTGCAGGAACTGCATACGATCCTGCTTCATCTGGTTCTCGTCCAACATCACAAGGCTGTCGGCGGCAATGTCCACGCGGAAGTTACGCAGCGGCTTGTCCTTGAGCAGTTCCAGCGCCTGCGGGATCAACTGTTGATCCGCTGGCGTCATCTGACCTGCGGCGGCGTAGGCAAGGATGGTCTGCGGCTGAAAGTGTCGGCACATCACCTGCGCCTTAAGACGGATCAACTCCGACGCAAAGAGGGCAACGTCCTCCTGCATGGAGCGCAGTCTTAGTCCCGCGTACTGGCCTTTGATTTGCTGCGCTGTCGCGGTTTCCGACGCGAACGAGGTGCCTCGGATGATGTCCGAGATGCCCGTGATTTCGTAGATTTGGGACTTGATGTCCTCTCTTGCTCGGTAGCAGTTGAGGAGGGCGTTGGCGAGCGTGTCCAGCGGTAAAAGGTCAATGCTGCCCTTAAGGCCGCCCTTCTCGCTGAAAGCCATCCACTTATCAACTGGAATAAGCGCATTGTTATCGCCCTCCGTCATTAGGCGTTGCAGCGCCGGTTGGCTGGCGTCATACACGCCGCGCACACGCAGCGCCTTCACCAAGCCATCAATGCGGTCGGACAGGATGTCCAACTCCATCGCCTGATCTTGGTACAGCAGGAAGTCAGGCACCGGCACCAAGGTGTCGCTGGTCGTCGTGGCGTACAGCGGCTTCGGGCAGGGGAAGAACCCCTCAAGGCCGAGCGGGTCGTCACGCACATCAATGATCTGCGGCATACCCTTGCAGAACCAGTACACCTTCTCGGTTTCCTTGTCCCACAGTTCACAAATCTTTGCGCGGTTGTAAGTGCGCTTGGCTTCGTTGTAAGCGTTGAGCGGCTCTGGGCCTTGGTCTAGCGGTATCCTGCGAGCCATCTCCTCGCCAAACCGCTCTGCCAGCGCCTCACGGCTCATGTACACCCAGCGCCATACGCAGGTGACTTCTTCCCATGTGCGAGCCTGTGAATGGCCGAAATCACGCCAATGGATGTAATCCACCGGAGCGCACTCGTACTCAATCTGCTCTAGGTTCGGCGGCGCACCCTCGCCTTGCTCAATGTTGGAGGTGATGGATACGCCATCGTCCTCAATGCCAATCGGCGCAACGTGCGGCTCGTAGCGCACCCAAGCGGTGCCACGGCCACCCAAGAACCGATCTTCCACGCCGTAAGACATGGTTGAGCGGAAGTCGGGGTAATGCTCAATCTCAAAGTCAATCGCCCGCTCTAGCAGTTGTCCTGCCACGCGGCCAACCGGGTCGTTATCGCCAAAGCGGCGCGATATGTCGGCCTTTGGGAGCTTGGCGTAGACCGCAGGCTTCAGCGTCTGGACGTTTGACCAGAGGATGTTGAACCGTGCAGCCTCGTTGCCGCCCTGCCCACGACTATCGTCACGATAGCGTTTGACGATCTTCTTGGTTCGCGCCGTCCATTTAGCGAACTCGGCGTCATACTGCGCGATGGTGCGGAGGTACTTTTCCAGTTCCGGTTGCAGTATGCCTTCCATGATTAGGCCGTGAAGAATCCGACAGCCATAACGGTCACGCCTGCGCCGGTCGTGATCTTCCACGGGCCGCTGGCAGAGGCAGCGTTGATCTCAAGGCTGTAAACGCCCACAGGGGTGTTCGCAGCCATCGTCAGGACGGTCGTGCTGCCGTCAATGACGCTTAACGTGCTAGTGCCGGTCGTCGTGACCGTCACCACAATGCGATGGAGGTAGTCACCCACGGCACCTGTGCCACCGAGTACCTGCGCGGTCTGCGAGGCGGCAACTGTTTCGTAGGGGTAACGATTCGGGCTGACAATGCTCATATCCTTGCTCTCCTTGTCGTCGTGCGGTCGTGAACCGCCCACATATCGTTTAGCGTGACTGTGTTCTCTGGCCCCACCATCAGCGGCTTGACCTCTGGCGCTGGGGGCTTGTCAGCGACTTCAGACCATGATACCGCAACCATACGGAAAGCGTCACTAGGGTGTGATGTCCAATCGTGGCGCGGTGACTGACGATAGGCTTTCTTGTCCTCGTCGTACTCGCGTTGATACTGACGCAGCGCCTCAATGCCATCGCTGCACTTGGTCGCGTCAAACCACACACGCGGCAGCATCATGCGAACGGCTTGTATGCCTGACTGCACACCGATGTCTGGGACAACGGCGAGCTTGGCGATGTCTAGTTGCGCCGCCAGTTGCTCAATGATGCTCTTGCCGGTTTGTAGGCTCTTGGCCCGAGCGTCATGCGGTAAGTAGTGCTTGGCATAGCGATACGGCTTGTTGCGTACTACATCGGCAATCGTGTGGATGTCCTCGCCCGAGACGGCGTAGAAGTCTATGACGCGCAGTTCCCCACGGGCGACCTGATAGAACCAGATGGCCGTGTCGTCGCGGTAGCCCAAGTCCCACGCGGTGTACGTCGGCAAATTCGGGTCGTAGGGCACGTTGGTGATACGGCCTTGGTCTTGCGCCTCGCGCATCTCCTTGCCGTAAAAAGCACCGAGGATCGCAGCCTCAAAGCTGCACTCGTACTCCTGCAGGTACTGATCCTCGGATAATTGCGCCTTGGCGGCCTCAAGCTCAGTCGGCGGCAAAAGCCCGCTAGTGGAGGCGGGCAGGCGCAGCAGGAACCACTCTCTAGGAGAACGCTGTGCTAAATCGTAAATTTCCCAAAACTGGTTTTTGCCTTTCGGTGTGCCAGCAAACACGCCCCATGCCTGCTTGTCGCTCATGGCCGGTCTAATTACATTCCCAAATACGGACGGCTTAAAGTCGCCGTATTCGTCCATATAAACGCCATCAAAGCCCAAACCACGCATAGCATCGGCGTTGTCGCCGCCGAACAGCCGCACCTTCGCACCGTTCACCAATTCAATCGTTAGCTCGGACTCGTTGACGTCTTTCGTAATGGGTTGGGCGTAATACTTGAAATAGTCCCACGCCACCGCCTTTGCCTGTGATCGGTACGGGGCAATGTAGGCGTATAACGGGTTTGGCGACTTGGCGAACATAGCCGCTCGGATAATGTCGTTGACCGCAGCGACCGTCTTGCCTGCTCGGCGGTGCGCTACCAAACACGCCCAGCGTTTATTACGCTCATGGAAAGGCATAAAGACCTTTCGCGGCGAGTAAGGGATCACTACTGGGGCGGCAGCCATGTAATCACCAAGTCTTTACCGTCTGCTCCGGTTAGCTCGTTCTTTTCCCGTTGGCCGAGGTACTGCTTCCCGAGCCATACAAGCATTGTGGTGTTGCCGTCCTCTAACGCACGCCACTGGTGTCGGCGCAAGGACATCTTGCCGTTTTCAATACCGCTTTTATAAATCTCTAAAAACTTCTCGTCGTTGAGCAGCGTATTAACGTGACACCCTAACCACGCAGCGATTTCGGCCTGCGTACATTGGATGCCCGCCAGCTTTTTGACCGCCTCGTAGTCAATCTCAAAGCGGGGGCGACCGCCGCCCTCCCCTTGGTTGCCCTGCTTGGGTTGGCCGGTGCGTTGGCTGATAGTTTGCTCTTTGCGACGGTTTCTCATACCGCAGCCTTGAACGGTTCGCCGGTAGCCTCTAGCACGGCTTTTTGGCCGGTAAAGTCCTCCCAGCGTTTGACAATGACGTCAACGTACTTGGGGTCTAACTCCATAATGCGAGCTATACGACCGTTCTTTTCAGCGGCAATCAGCGTTGTGCCGCTGCCGCCAAAACAATCTATTACGGCATCGCCAGCTTTGCTGCTGTTCTGTATTGCCTTTTCTGTTAGTGCCACAGGCTTTTGCGTTGGGTGAACGTAACCTGTTGTTTTGTCACGGCTTATTTGCCAAACATCGGATTGGCTGCGGTCTCCAAACCACGCACCGCCTTTGCTGTAAAAAATAAACTCATGCTGTGGGCGATACTCTTGATGCCCTAAACCCACCGATTTTTTATCCCACACAATACAACTTGTAACGGGCCAGCCAGAGCCAATCAATGCCTGCTCAAACTGGGCATAAGTACGCCACGGGAAACATACATAAGCGGCTGCGCCAGTTTTGCTTGCAGATTTAGCTGTCACCAGCGCATCGCGGACTAATTGCACCAAATCGTCGCCCTGCGCGTCATCACCTTTAATCATTCCAAATTGTTTTTTACCCCGCCCACCCTCGTAAGCCATTCCATATGGCGGGTCAGTAAATACTAAATCCGCTTGTAAACCGCCCATCAACTCCAGAAACGCTGTTTCACTTGTGCTATCGCCGCACATTACCCGGTGCTGCCCACATACCCACACGTCGCCTAGCCGCGTGACAGGCTCCACGGGCGGCTCTGGCGTATCGTCGGGATCAGTTAGCCCATCTGTGCCTTTATCGGCTAATAGGGC